CTTTTAGTCAGGTTGTATTTACCTACAAAGTCCGCTTTGTCAACAATCAAGCCCATCTTAAATTATCTTAGAGTTGCGTACCCTTTAATCGATCCTACCATAGTTCCCGTTCCAGTCCTTTAGGATTTCAATTTTATAAACCCCTTTTTCGTCTACCTTTTCATACTCAAAGGTAGTAGGCTCAGTATTATCCGAGCCTATTTCCTTTTTCTTAGCCATATTAAGCAGTTTCTAAGGCTGTTTTAGCAGTTGCAAAGTCACCTTTCACGATACAAGGCGTATCGTTTGCAGACGCATATTGAACCAATCTTTGCTCAACAAGAATAGTTTTCTTGTTGTTTGTAAAGTCGTTACCATCAAGACCGATTTGGATGTTCAACTGCTCTTTGAATAGAACATTCAGAACTGTCATATCTCCGCCGATAAACTCGCCAGCTGTTACAGCCGTAGTTGTGATAATCTGCATTCCGGAATAAACAACTTCACCGTTTGGCATTAGGTAGTTTTTCCAAATTGGCGCACCGTTCAAATCTTTCAAAGACTTCATTTTAGCCCATGTCGCAGGGTGAATGAATACGGCATTTGCAGAACCATTCGCAACTTCTACTTGCAAGGCAATTGCATCCAAAACATCAAACTCGTTCGCTTCATCAATTGCGTTTGCATTAGCTCCAGCACTGAAAGCAGTTGCTAAGGTTTTAGCTCCGTTCAAGTTATCGCCTACATTGTCACCTGTCAAAAGCTCCGATTCAGTCTTAACGGACACCCTCTTGATTAAAGAGTTTTGGATGTAAGAAATCAACTGAGGTAAATCGGCCATCATTTCAGATGTTACTTTGCCATAAACGGCAATCTTGCGAACCTCAGCAGTTTTTTCAATCCATTTAGACGAAATCTTAGTTTTTCCGTCACCTTCACCAATGAAAATTGGAGTTCCTTGTTCGTCTGTTTCTTCGACCCATAGCGCACGGCTACCAGAAATTGAACCAGTCGAAACAGCTGCCAAATACTTTTCAGCACGTCTACGGATTGGAGAAATAACTCCAGTGTTTTGAGTTAAAGTATACTGAGTCGAACCGCTTCCGATTGTGTTATCAGTACCCATATCAATAGCGGCCTTTGTTACCTCTACGTGAATAGAGTCCTTTTGCTTACCACCGTTTTTGTGGATTTCGGCAAGTTGTTCTTTCAATGGCTCAAATGCCTTGAATAGTGCTCCTTCAAGTGTCATGTTGTTTGATTGTGGTTTTTCAGTTGCTTTCAAAGTTCCAAGTTCTCTGCCTTGTTCCTTCATAGCATCTCTCAATTTTGAAAGTTCAGTTTCTTGTTCAGACTTAAACGCTTCGAAGTCTGCTTTTGAAATTATGCCTTTTTCAAGGTCTTCCAATTTCTTAGTTACTTGCGCAGTAACTTCCTTTGCCTTTTCGGCGGCTTGCTTTCCCATCTCGGAAATAGCGGCCAATTTTTCCTCTTCTGTCATTGGTTTAAAAGAATTTTAGATTTTTTATTTTGTCTGTGACAACTACGTCAGTGACCTCAACAGTCGGCTGGCTTATATTCTGAGTGGCTTTTTGTGCCGGCTCTGAGTTCTTTTGTTCTGGTTCTAATGTGTTTGTGAGTCCGTTTGATCCCCAAAGGACGCTCGAAACCTCAAACAGTTTGATTTCGGTAACAGCCCAGAAATATCCCGAGGCTAGTACTGTATCTTTGTTGATTACATCTTGGAAATATTTGTTCCAGTTTGTAAAGAACTCCCCTTGATTCGGGTCGTTTATACACATGAAAATCTTTACATACTGCAATCCAATCGAGTGTTGTTTTACTTTGCCGTCTCGGTATTGGTAGTAAAGCGATTCATTTAGGTATTTCTTTACGGACGTGTCAAATACAAGGCACTTTGTTGTCCCTGCCATGTTTAATCCTAAGTCAGTAAGCGAAAACTCCCGTTCGTAAATGTCGCCCAAGTACCCTACCCTGTCTTCCATGCAAGTTTCGTGATCTTGCAAATGATAGATTAGGTCTTTTCCTTTTGCTCCGTTTTCCTTGATTGATTTTGTGGCACATCCTGAAAATAGGACATCCATTTGAGAATCACACCACCCGAATGTATTGCCGATAATCGTGCGCTCGATTGAATCCTCTTCGCTTTCAGAAACTTGTAAAGGTTGCCCGTCCGCCTTAGTAGTTGCGGTCTTAGTCGGTGTATCGCTAACCGTTCCAAAGTCGACATATTTTTTGGTTGGCTTAAAACGCTTTTCGGCCGTCAAACGCTTTTCGTTTGTGGCTAAGTATGCGAATAATTCTTGTTTTGTGGCAAAATCTTCCAGTTTCACGCTCATTTCGTAACCATTTTAGCGTGAATGGATGCTTTTTTTTGCTCTAGTGAGCGGGCTAAAGATTCTTTGTCAACTGTCTTACAGTCGCAATCTTTGCAATTATCACAGGCTTTTTGGATAGCCTCTTGAGTATTTTTGTCCATATTTCTGGTCGGTTTCTATCCGACAAAGAATTATTTGCACAAATATAGTAAATTTCAAATGCTACACAATAATACTATAAAATGGCCTTTATTGACCATTTTATAACTGGTGTTATTTACTAGATGCTTGTATGTGTCGAAAGTACACATAATCTTTCACCCAAAACTTGGCTATAAGTAGCCATAGCATTTAATTGAATTCTCAATAATCCTCTTTGAACATTGTCAATTCCGTTAAAAGCGTCGCTTGTTGTGAATGCCTCTAATTTAGCAATCTTTTTGTCAAGTTGGATTTTTTCGTCTATAATCCTTGCAATGAAATCACACATAATATAATTGTTTGTTGTAAATAAAATTCGAAACTACGCAATATTTTGAGTTTCTTGCGTTTGTACGTTGTTTTGCTGACTTGGTTCTTTGATTAAAGACTGAGCCTCTTGTTCGTCGTATCCGAATTCGTTTACTAGAATCATTACAGCAATATCCTTAGTGATTTGTCCGCTCTGAACCGAACTATTAAGCGTAAGTACGGCATTCATGTTCACCGCCGCTTTATCTGCCTTTTCTTTCTGTGATTCTTGCAAGGCTTCTACGTCCGAACTGTCTAGGTACACTGTATATCCTAGCTCAGCCTCTAGTTGCTTGTTATTAAATATCCTAGAAAGCAATGGCATCGTACAATTTGTAAACAAACAACGTTCCGCAACCAAAGTGCTTGAGTATTGAACACTGTCTGGGTCTCCAGCTAAAGGAGGCGGGAAAGCGTACACGTTACAAATATCTCGAATCTTAACTTTGTACCCGTCCCAAAGTGCCAATTCCTTTGCAGTTCGCCCAAGTTGGTGTACTTCGATTTTGGCCTCTGTCACTACGGCTTTGCCATATTTCCTAGAGCCTGCTATTTTCTTTTGCAGTGCAATATCAAAAGAGTCTTCTTCTCCTATCATTGGCTGGTCTGTTCCGTTCGAAATCGCAATATCCCCTCCTTTGTTTTTTAGCAAAGAAGTATCGCATCGGTACATTTCTCGAAGGGACTCGTTCGGCATGATTGCAGCCATTAACGGCGAAAGCCCAAAGTTTGTGTTTTGCGCTGGATTTTCGAACATTCGAATGAAAATCAATTCGCTTTCGGCAATCTTTATTTGCTTCATCCGTTCTTGGTAACGGTACTCAAATACTCCATTTACAAAGGTCTCAGTTAAGTTAACAGTATCAATTACCTCCAAGTCATACCCAAACCCGATTACTGGACGTTTCCAAAACACTACCGTTCCAGTGGTGCAAAGATTAAACAAAGCTCGTTCTGAATCCAAGTTTAAAACTCCCGATTTGTACGGCTTTCCGTTACGATACGGCACTAGCTTAATGTTCTTAGAGGCGTTTATGATTTGGGTCACAATAGAAAATACAACTGGATTTTGACAGTAATACAGCTCAGTCAATGTTGCATTATTCACTCGGTTAAATGAGTGGCTCGAAATCATTGTTTGCCATGTGCCGTACGATTCTGTTTCGTCTCCAATGTAAGGCATGGACATCCCAAAGAAAGACTTAACCCTGTCGAGTATTGAAATATTTTTGTTGGTTTTAGCCAGTTCTATTTGCTTAGTTGACATGCCAAATGTTTTTTGCAAAGGTACAAATTTAGTTTATTTATCGGTATTATTAGAATAATACAATGTTTTAAAGAATAAACACGGGGTTGTAGTCAAGATTCAGTAGAATAGTGCAATTTAGTATCGTTGTCCTAGTTCAAAGAACGCTCGCATCATAATCGAATCCCATTCGTCGGGAGAGGATCCTAGTTCATTTTTCATATCTTCTTTGCTTCGTATTCCTACTTTGCCGTCATTGTCTATGTTTGCCTGTCTAACGGCACCAAGTTCACGGCGAACCCTTGCTTTAATGTCCTCGGATGTACAAACCTCATATACTTTCTTTTCCTTGATTAGATTGGCCATAATAAAACTACATTGTGATTTAAGATTTGTATAATTCGTTCGGCCTATTGGCTTAGAATTATTCACAAATCCATAGCATCGAAGGTAATCACGTACACCACCTCCCACGCCGTCTTCATCAACTACAACCGAACTCATTGGTATTGAGTATTTTGTAGCCAAAGAACGAATCAAATACACAGATTCATTTACCAATGACACTTTAAGTGAACGCCTTTCTATTACTACAAATCCATCCCATACCCTTACAACCGTAGTATCACGGCCTTTACGTGCAATATCGGCTGTTATGCACTTCCTTCCTGTCGGTTTTACGTGTTCATTCGTAAAGTAGTCGTTTGTTGAATCAAAATCAATCAAAGCGTCTATATTGTCATCATAATCCCAGTTACCATAAAGAAGCCTTTGCTTGCTTGGTTCATCAAGCATTTTTAAGTTTTCGATATAGTGCGCTGAAAGATGTGGATTGTCAGTGGCTAACGCTTGAACAAACTTTCGTCTTTCTATTAATGTGCCTTTCTTGTATGGTTCGTAGAATTGGGTATAAACCCAGTTCTTTGCAGGGTTGCAGGATCCAAATAGTTTAGGAATTAGGCCGAACCAATCGAGCTTATAACGTATACGGCTCATTACTATTTGTTTGGCCTTTTCGGTTATTTGGTTTATTTCATCAATAAACGCCCCTGTTATTTCCAAAGAACCTAGTTCATCAAAATTTGGGTCTGATGGGTAATAAAACAGGTCTTTCAGCAGTATCTCGCTACCGTTGTTAAATCGAATCGTTCCGCTTTGCTGATTGTACACGTACATATCGGCACTTATTCCCTGTATTTTACAAATCTCAAAAAACGTGTTCAACGTCGTTTCTTTCAACGTTTTGAGCTTTGCACGGCCTATTAACCAACGTGATCCAGCGTATTTGAAACAATTCTTTAACACCCAATAACAACCCAATGCAGATTTACCACCGCCAGCAGCGCCCCCAAATATAATTTCAGAGGTCACTTTGTCTTCGGCGTAATCTAGTGCAATGGTTTGTTTAATTGTTAGCTCCATTGTTGTAATTTTTGGTTTCTTTCCAAACCATCGTTACTTCGTTTTTAGTTGAGTTTTCGGACTTATCTACTAATCCAAGTTTACGAGCTATTATGTTAGGGTTATAAGCCCCTACAGTAGCCCCTTCAAACTGCTGTGATTCTATAATTTGGCGTATACGTGTTGAGACTTCAAAAAAATCTTTATACGAACTCTCATTACTTTCGTAATTTCTGAATGTTTGTGTTGATATATCAGCAAAAAGACAGAATGATTCCACGGACATTGGCGTGCTAGTCGGTATATCAATTAATGTCCCTGCCATGTCTCCAGACTTAATGGCTTCCTTTTTTATCCAAGTCTTTTCACTAATCCATTCAAAATATTTAACGGCTTCGTTCCATAAATCTTCTGGAGTATATGAAAAGTTTGTTCCGTGTTTACCTCTGAATTGCCAGTAGTTATTTCCTTTAGGCGCTCCCATAGTTATTCCCGTTTATGTTTTTGGTTGTTGAATTCAGGAATGAACGTCAAATCAACGCTTCCATTCTTGCTGTATCTGTCCCAACGTGGTTTAAAGTCTCCCGACTTGTGTATTCGTTTTTTTACAAAGCTGTGAGGGTTACGACTATCGTAGTTTGTAGCTTGGATTTCGTCACCCATTAGCATATTTACTTGAACGTATCGCAATATTTCCGCCGGTGTGTTCTGGATGGTGCAGGTTATTTCTTCATTTTGTCCGTCAGATATTTTGACCTGTTGACCTGTCTGGTATCGTACGTATTCGGTTTCGAATGTTGCACTAGGAAATCCGATAAAAGCGTTTGCTAGTCTTAGTTGACAATACCAGTCTAGTGATCCGTAGTCGTTTTGTTTTGCGTCGTTTGCTACGTCTCCGATTTGTCCGTTTTGTTTCCATTCAAAGCGGATTGAGTTGTCTGCTAGGTGTTCGTAAAACTCGTTTAGGCAGTATTCGAAGGAGTAGAACGTTTGCGCACCGTCTATTGCATGGGTTGCGGTGCATTTTACACGATAGTCGCCTGTTTCGTGGATTAAGAGGATATTTCTCCAGTTTAGTTGATATCCTATTGCCTTTTCGCTGAATTTGTTTGTGAAAAAGCCGAAAGCCTTAAAAGTTCCGTATGTGTTACTGTTAAGGCTAGTTAGGTCGGTATATGTTCCGTTTACTGATTTCTGTAAGGTTAGACTTACCCCAGAATATAACTGAGAAAAGAAGAAAATGAAGCTAGACTTGTCGTTTTTGAGTTCATCTGTGCTTAATGTCGAGGCATATACGCCTAACTGATAACAGCATTGTTGTGTGTCAATTGGGGAGATAACACTATCTACTGTTTCGGTCTTTGCCGCTGCTATCGTGAAGTGTTGGCGTATACATTGCCCGTTCATGCTCTTTTTTGAGCGAATTTACGATTTTTTTGTTAATGTTGTTTATCCTTATACTTTTCGTCTATAAATACATTTTTGTAATAGTACTCAAATACTATACCGTGCCAAATCTTGACTAGTGGAATGTATAGTATCAGGACCAATGCAGTAACATATCCGTTCTTGTTCAAGTCGATTATGTTTTGCCAAACTAGAATCATGTTCATCAAACTAAGTAGCTGCCAGTTACTCAATTTAACCATATCGAAGAAATGCCAAGCGTCAGTAATCCAAACAAACCACCTAGTAGAACCCCAAAATAACTCTCTTTTGTCTTTTGGGTAATCCTTATACTTGTTTTGCCACGAGTATTTAGGGTCGTAAAATAGCGTTTGTTTGTTTCTCCAAATGGATATATCAAACTTGTGCGAAATAACATCTTTAGCGGCCTTAAACATAGCGCAAAAGGCCACCGTTACTAGATTGATTACTATAAACCAAGCCATTTAAAACTGCTTTCTGCATGCAAATATGACACATGCGATTGCAAGGCAGGCGGTAAACGTTACCATCATAATGTTGTCCGAGTAGTAACTAATACGCCATTCCTGAAACGAGTGATAGGCTGTAAATAAAAACAATGCGATTGCACAAATTACTGAGATGTTTTTCATAAACTTTGTTTTTTAGCGCACAATATTAATACTTTTTTGTTAACAAAGCTAACTTTTCCAGCTTTTTATTATGTAGGCCGTTCCACTAGACCCAAGGTAAACTATCAAAGCAAGACGCCAGTCATACCAATAGCAACACGCCACAAGCGCAAGAAATAGCATTATTGAGCCTTTTGTGTAGTCAAGCATACACGTTCTTCATTTTTTATTTTAGCGTATTAATATCAATAGCCAAACCTGCGTCAATAAGTCCAAAAACATCGAAATTCCATTCAATTAACTTTTGATAAATAAAACAAGGACATTCTCCCATTATTTCGTTATCCATGTAAATAGGCATGTTATTTTTAGTACTTCCAAATGAAGTATCAACAAACCCAACCCATCCAGTTTCATGTTCCCCAAACTTATAAAATGGACATAAAAATTCTTTAGATAAATCATCAATAGGTACAAACTTTTCTCCATTTACTTCAATTTCTTTTGTTAGGTCTGAAAGAGGTCTTAGTATTGGTCGTAAGTCACGAACATCCCATAACCCATTAAGATTGCTAAAATTAGCCATACCATGTATATCTAATTCAATAAGAGTTATTTCAATACCTCTTTCAAAGCTCCATCCTTGATGAAATTTTAGCTTATAAGGCAAATAAGGAGCGATGTGTTTTAATTCTAATTTCATTTTGTTTTATTGTTTAGTTGTCATGACAGGATTCGAACCTGTACAGTATAGTAATATTGTCCTAGTCCATATTGGAACATTAGCTCCTCAACCTTGTCTAATCTATACCTTTATCTTTTTTAGCGTCTTCCAGTTCCGCCACATGACATTTCTTCTGTGAGGTCTATTTCATTGTTTAATTACTTGTACTCTTTTGCCATTCCATATAGGATGCGCCAGTTTAACTATTTGAGTCTTATTGTTTTATTACTACAAAGTTAGTACTTTTTTATTAATTACAAACTTTTATTTTAGTCTTTCAAGAAACTCGCTGAATTTTACAGAACGTTCGCCTTTGATCTCGTCTACTTTTGCGTGATATCCTTCGTCCCATGCTTTGGATAGTTCGCTTTCGGTGAATAAAGTTTGTTTTTCTTCAAGCGGGCAAAGTGGATGCACTTCGTCTCTATTTTCGATAAATACCCATGTTAATTTTTTACAAAAGTATTCTTCAAATGCACTATCGTATAAGCAATAAGGACATTCAGCGCACTTGTTTATTTCGATGTTTAGTTGCTTTGCCATGTTATAAAATTTCTTTCACAACTCTTTGATTCTCAGTGTCTATGTCGTTTTGGTTGTTTATTGCAAATAGCTCAAACCTACCATCTGTAAGCCTTTCGCACACAACGTCTCCGACTTCGATTTTTCGCTCCGAGACTATTACTGTTTGCCCGTCTTTTGTTATAACCTTGTTTTGCCATTCCATATTTTTAGTTGTTTAAATTCAACACTGAACCAAAAGAAAAACACAAAAGAAAAGAAGCGTAAGAAAACAAAACAGAAAAAGAAAAAGCCCCTCAGAAAACTATGTTTTGCGCCTTCTAAGAGGCTTTTGCTCGTTCCAATGGATTTGTACCAAAGTTTAGTTTCTAATCGCTTAGTGGGCATAAAAACAGCAAAGCCCAAAATGTTCCGAGCATCTTGGGCTTATTTTGGATTTCTCCTAAGCTGAAAGGGTTTTACTCCTTTTTATCTTCATACCGCTCGGAACAGTATTTTATGTCTTTTTTCACTCCCTCCTTACCATCCCGCTACCCTCATTCTGAGTCAACTAACGCAGGGGGCGAAATGGCAGGCGTGAAGTGTTTAAGTTCTTTAAAAGCACTTGTAGCAACGTTACCTTTCTTACTAGTGGCTAAACAAGGAGACTGGAGGATACCGAAGCACTTTTGATGAAGCAAAACTAACATGAAGTTTTTACTTTTCAAACTTTTTGCTAAATTATTTCAAAACATCCCTTGCAATGTCTTTTAGTTCGTCTGGAAGTGCCTTTATGAAGTCTTTGAAAGATTCTATACACTCCATTTTAGAATCTTCTGGCTCGTTTTTTATCTTATCAAGATAGCTTTTCTCAACGATTCCTAACCTTTGCCCCTCGGACATAACATCTAACTTGATAGATTTTTCTTCATTGATAAACCAGTAATTCATTCCAAGTTCATCCATTGTTGCGTATGTTCTCATTTGCTTCTTTTTATTAAATTTTCGATCCCTTTGCCTTTCAACCCCGCCCCTTGGTATGTTTCCGTTGTGAAATAATAGCGTACAATACGTTTATTATGAAAAACAAACAAACTATTGTCAGAGTAATTAAAAACGTCTCCAAAGGCTTCTTTTAATGCTTTTTTGGCCTTTTCACGCTTTTGTTCTAGTTCGTGGCTCATTTTTCTAGATACCAAATTACACAACAACCACAGCACAGCTCTAAGCAAGAACATAAGTGCTATTTTAATCAGTCGTTTCATAACTTGAAATGTTTCTTATAAACAGCCACCTTCACCCAAGCAATCCTTACACATTCTGGTTCAATACATAACCCATGTGTAAATTCTGCGAAACTAACTGTTTTCTTTTGCGCTTTCGAGAACTCAATTTTGTCGCCATTAATTCGGCCATCTTTAGTATATTCAAGAACTGCCAATTCAGGCTTGACTCCTTTTTGGCCATACAACCCTTCGCAAAACTTGACGTATTCGTTATTTTTTAACTCTATGTACTCTTGCGAGTTCATGGCCTCACAAAGCCCCTCTAAATCGAGAGGTTTGTACTTTGTAGCTTCCTTTATAAATTCAATTGCGCTCATCAATACTTTCGGTTTAGTTTTCTTTCTTCATTAAAAATTGCAACCATGGCCACGAAAAAACAGACAATTACAGAGGCTATAAGGTAACCTGTACTAAACAACCATCCAACCAAAACGGCCATTATAAGAATCTTGGTTCCGTTCATTTTGCTAATTTTTGGCACGTTTTTATAGTTAAATCCTTGATGCTTTGCGACACATCCCAGAATACGAAAGCCTTTATTCCACGGAGTGCTAAGGCTATAATTTCGAATTCTATGAGACTTATAAGACCTTCAAAAACTACAAAACCATTGTGATATGTAGCTTTCAATCTTGGGTTGTGCAATTGCTGAGCATTTGGCACTCCGACAACTGCGATAAATACCTGTTTCATTTCTTTATTGTTTTGTTGGTGTAAAGATAATACTTTTTTATTAATTATACTGTCTTAATAGTTTTTCGTTACTTTTTATTCAAAAAAAAATCTGTCTCTATGAGAAACAGACTTTTTAGTACTTAAACAATAAAGAACAAAGCAGATTAATCCCAAATCATGGAGGTGTCATCTTGAATCAAGTTGTTATCGATCATATATTTCCTTGCTACGGAATCCCTTGCAAAAACCTTTTTTAGCCTTTCCGCTTGTCGGTCGGTTACTTTATAGTTGTCGATTTTCAGGATATTGTACATTGTTGGTTTAGAAATACCAGCCAGTTCACACATGGCCGATATATTCCAATGAGGCAATAACGAAATGATATGTCTTACTTGCGCTTGAGTCATGTTCAAATATAATGCTTTTTTATTATACTACAAATTAAGCCCAACTTATTGTAGTTAGTTCTTCGTTTCTGAACGATTCTGATTTAACGACATAACCTAAATTTCTAAGCGTTTCTTTTACATTTGGATTAATATTTTCATAATAATTACAATGAAACTCCCCTTTATTAGCACATGCCTCAATTGATTTAAGTATCTCGCCAAGTTGAAAATCGAATTTTTTTAGTACATTTTCACTTGCCTTTGCTTTTGCTTCTTGCGCTGTCATATTGATAAATTTTCTTTTATTATTTCCGCACGCCTTTCAATTTCCGCATCTGCCAACTTAGCTCTAAACCTTACGGTCTCTAAGTCTTCTTCTGGAATATCGAAATACCCAAAATAAATCCCGCCCAAACTACAACTAGAAAGGCGGTTGTGATTTGCAATTGATATTCCGTACGTGTCGTTTTTCATTTGCAAATACTCATCTGGGCTTTTAAATTTAGATTCGTCTAGGTTCGTAATGTAATCGATTATATCTGGTATCAATCCATTAGTTGGCATAAAAAGTATCAAAGCGCCTTTTTTGTGGCCTCTAAGCTCAGCTCCTGAAACGATTTGCCAGTAATAATCGGCGTGCCTTTCCTTAAACATTTCACGGCCAACGTCTCCTTTTTTGTTCATTACAACTATGCACTGGAGCTGCGAAATAAACGATTTTGAAGTCACTGGACACTTTATATCCCCTGTTATTTCGTCGTCCTTTGTTACATCCGGACGGCCTGAATAGTGTCCGGACGGGTGCAACTTGCTTACGTCGTGTAAGAACTCCCATCCGAATAGGTATTTGTCGTTTACGTAAAGCTCGCACACTCGACCCCACGCAAAATTTGAGTTTGACGAATCCTTTTCAATCGGTTCTTTAATTACCCTCTCCATTGCTAGTTCTTCAAAGTATGTGTATGCAGGCGCAGAAAATGGCCTTCCTTTACCCTCTCCGATTATTTTGTGAAAGTTCGAGCAAGTTACCCGCCCGAACCTTTGTATTACTGTTTCACTCACCATTTACTTAGTTTTTAGGTAGTTAATTGTTTTGTCGTACTCCGAAACAATACTTTCAGAAATCGTTTTTCTGATTGCTTGTTTTTCTGGATCAGTTAGCTTGTCTTCTAAGCTTTCGAATAGTTCTGAAAGTCTGATTTTCTTTTCTTCTGGACTTTCGTGAGTTACTTCATTGTCAACATACTCAAGCTCTTGTGTTTCGTAATTCTTAATTACTGCTTGGTCGGTAACAATAGCCTTTTCCATTTCCGTAGACAAAATGCCATATTTTTGCAACAAATGTTTTAAAACTGTCTTCTTTGCCATAGAATCAAAGTCATCTACCCATAGTCCTCGACCATTTTTAAACGTTTGTGAGTACTTTTTCCCGTGCGCATGTGCTTTATCCTTTGGCATGTAAATAACTTGCTCAAATCCGTTAAGAAGCGAAAACCAAGCTACATAACCGATTACTACATCGGATGTTTTTGCGCTCCAAGAAAACCTAAAGCCTCTTATGGAGTCGTCTTCTATGTATTGGCCTTGGAATACTTCTTTCACTCCGATTTCCTTGTATTGGTTGGTTCGTAGTGCCAATTGGACATACCCTCTCCATCCCATCTGAAATTGAGCTTTCCCCTTGTAAGGCACAATATAGGCGTAACCGAAATTTGGGTTAATGTTAAGGTTCAACGTTGCCGAAATCATGGCAGCATTGTAAACGCTTAACGGGTCTGCATCCTTCAGAAGATCGTTTGAGTTTACTATTTGCAATACAGTTGTAATAAACGCCGTGCTGTTAGTGTTCATTACCTCGCTAATCTTCGACTTAATGTCTGGTCGGTCGAAAATCTGTTTTGTTGTTAAGTTGCTCATTGCTTTGTTGTTTAATTCGATACAAATTTAATACTTTTTTATTATTTACAAGCTTTGGCCTTGTCTTTTTTTATTAATTCTTCAAAATATTCTTTTAAACATAGGCGTTCGGCTTCTTTGCGTAGGAATGTCGTTTTTATTTGCTCTATGCCTTTTAACATCATTTCTTCGACAATCTTTGTGATTGGCTTGAGATCTGGATTCCTTGTTTGCCTAAATTCCATGTTTACGTATTCAGCGGCTTGTTCAAGGTGTTCTTTGGTTACTGCAACTTTACCTACCCGTTTCAAATTATCGTAAACAAGCGATCCGAATTCAAACTCAGCTATTTCGGATTTATGTTTGTTGTAATAATAGGCATTGTACATCTTTCGATATAATTCAAGAGCAAACTCCCTGCCTTTAGCCTGCTTTTCGGACTCAGATAAGTTTTCATCCAAAGGTTTTTTATATTCTGGAAGGGCGTTTCTTATTGGAAGATCGGCCGTTACTTCTTTCCGTAGTTTTGAGGTGTAGTAAGCCTTTGCGGGGATTGTAAACGCATCAGCTGTCATTACATACTTATCGCAACTTGGAAGAGAACCGCCCAGAGCGTAGTCGAAAATCAAGCTAATTTCTCCAATTGCCAAACCAGCGAAAGCAGTACGTAGACTCGTAAATATGGCCATTGTCACGGCGTTAAGCTCGTCCTTTCTGGAGTCCATATTGAACCCTTTGGCCGCACAATAAAACGTTACTCCTTTGCCTATTTCTTGCTTTATTTGTTCTTTTTGCCCTTGCTGAACCATGTGGCAAATCCTAACACCGTTGCACGATTCTAAAGCGTGCCTTATCTCGTCTCTAATCATAGTTTATACTTATTTATGAATTTCGCTTTTATTTGTCCCATGCAAACAAATCAATCTTAGAAGCCTTCGAAAAGAAACCTTCCTTTTCTGGCTGTTTTCCTTGCGTTTGTGGCGTTATTACCTTTAGACCAGTATTAGTCCTTCCTTGTTCTTGAAATTCTTTTAAAACGGTCTTTTTTACCCATCTACGGCAATATGCTTTAAACGAGGTTATCCCTTTACATTCCTTGTCTCCTTTGTTACCTTTTTTATTCGTTTGAAGCCAGTCATCAAGAAGCGTGATGCAGGCATCTCTCAAAACTTCATCGAATTCGAAAAACAAATCAATGTCCTGAATTTTATCAGATTCAATTTTTATATTTTCTCCCTCTCCAAAAGAGGTGTACGAAACGCTAGTTTCGGCCTTTGGTTTCTTTTCTCTTTTACTTTTACTTTCTAATTGTTCTTTTTCTTTTACTTCTTCTTTTTCTTGCTTAGTGGATTCCTTGGTAGACCCCTTTAAAGAGCCCTCAATACTACCCTCTTGGGGTGTAGGTAGTGAAGTGGCTGAATTATAACCACTTAGCTGTTTTTCTAGTGAATGAAAAATACTAACCCAAGCTAGTTTTAATACCTTTGGAGAATCTGAAAAATCTGGAATAATTCCAGAAAATTCATAATCGCACACGGCCATTAGAAATTTGCCTCTATATTTTTCAGGAATTTCTTTCGCTACATCATAATATGAACGAAAAAAGTTGAACGCTTTACGGCTCACTTTCTGATTTTTTTAGGCGTGAAAATCAACACATCCGCAAGCTTGTTTACTTCTTCTTTAGCGTAATGATAAATGTCCTTGTAGTGCATCTTTTGCTCCATACCGTATTTTATGACCATCAAAACTTTCGTCATCGCTTCTTTTGTATTTACTTTATAAATGTCATCAAAATTAGGCTCTTCACTTTCGTCTGAATCATTCCATAAATCATACAATATCCCTCTAATTGTTTCGTAATATCTTATATTTGCCTTCAATTTGAATTGAAATACAAAGTCGCATATATCCTCGTCGTCTATACTAAACCACTCTCCGCTAAGTCTTTTTTCTTTAAAAAACTCATGAGCTTGTTTCTCAAGCTCTTTGCCACCTTTAATAGTTGCTATTATTTCGCAATAAGTATCACACGCTAGTTGAATTGCGCTCAATCTTGTTCTTATAGCACTTGTGTAACCAATCTTAACACTGCCATTGTTATTTGTAATAAAATATACAACATCATTTTCTTTTGCAAGTTTGTTTAATTCGCAATCAACTCTGTCGCAACTATCTGACATTAAATAGATAGTCTCTAATGCTACATATCCCTTTGTTGTCATTTCGTACATCGGGTAAGTTCTGCCTTGCTTGTTTGTAAAAAACTTTTCAAAGAAACAATCTTCCATGCCATTCCTAATAAGCCTTTTTACAGTTCTCAATAAATTGACATGTCTTATTTCTAAATTTTCAGCAACATTAACGGTGTTAGTATGCACCTCGTTTTGAATGTGTAGAGTTGGTTTGGCTTTCATTTTATATATTTTGAATACTAAACTACAAAACAAAACCATATTTGCAAACTGTTTTTGTGTTTTATTTTACCAAGTTTATAAAACTAGAATTTTCTATTTTTATAAAAACAAGAATCCTTGTTTTTATAACTGACTGATTTTAAATCAATCAGTTACAATGGCACGGTCAAGCCATTAAAATAAATTCATAAAAAAATTAATGCATCAACTGGTACAGTGTAAATTATATAGAATTTACACACGCTCAATATGTATTATATAAAATATATTATAGGTGTACATGAATTATATGTTTTAATACTCTACTAGTACATTTAAAATGTATCAGTCACTCTACACTCTACACTCTACACCAATGATTAGAGTGATATGTCTCCTACATCAATGTCGGAATGTAGCCAATCAAAAAATCAAAAAAGTGATTGACAAAATAGTTTGATGTTAAGATATTGATTTCAAGTTATTCGGAAATGTCGAACAACTAACTTTTCATTTGATGGTCATTTGATGGTTATTTGATTAACTGTTCGATATTTCCGAACAGTTGAAAGGTAATTAGAATTCTGATATTCAAATAGTTACAAGATTTGTTTTCTAATTTCTTTTTTGATTTGTTTTTTTTGCCAAATAATCTTGAAATGGTTTGCAGAATCAAAAACTATTCGTACCTTTGTACTGTCAGCAACGAAGCAGACACTTAAACAATAAAACAATGGCAACTTCAGATTTAGTAGTATCAAACAAAAATGGCAACGCAACTGTAAGCATTTCATTTCTTCTTACACAAGAAGATTATGATGCAAATTGGGCTGGCGAAAACGGTTCGGATGGGTTTTGGACTGAAAATGTTCAAAAAATACATGATTTATTTTCTAAATATTCAATTAGCAAATACGGTATTGATTTGCAAATTTGGGAAGAAGGCAACGCTTTTGTGTCAGATGTTGATTATAACAGAATAGAAGATCTCAAAAAAGAAATTGAGGAAATATTTAATGAAGATTTAGAGATTTTTGAAAGAAACCAATTTAACCAGCCCCGTAACAGGGGCTTAAACAATAAAGCAATGAAAAAGTACAAACAAACACAACTGAGAAATATCTCAAAAAAACTTCCTGTTAAAGTAACCATCCGAAACAAGTATACAGGGAAATTTGTCGGGTCTATTTTTGACTCTTTTGATAATCAAATGCAAATCAAAAACGAAGTAAAGAGACGATATCCTTACACCAAAACCGAAATCACAATTTCACAAGAAAATGGGTTCTACAAAACAATCTAACCACGGTGGCCAACGGAAAGGCTCAGGGGCAAAACTTAAATACGGCGAAAAGACTTGTACGATAGCCTTTCGGGTTCCAGAGTCTTTGGCACTCGAAATTAAAAAAATGGTTTCTGAAAAAATAAAAAGCACCTTTTAACGGGTGCTTTTTGCTTTTGTATTTATTGAAGTTTATTAACTTGATATTAAACTTTTATTTTGTAGTAACCAAGAATCTATCTCTTCTTTGTTAAAATAAATATGCTTCCCTAAGGGTTTATAGCACGGAATCTCATTTTTACATGTAAGTTTATATAAAAAACTTTTTGAAAGCCCTGTATAGTCTGATACTTCATCAAGTGTTAGCACTTTCTTTTGTGAAAGTAGCAAAGTCTCTATTTTTATTAATTTTTCTTGGATAAAACTTAAACGATTTTAAATAGTCATTTTTGTATTATTTTGATTATGAATTTATTATTACTATAATGCCAAGCTATTATCCCGGCATCTCGGTTATGTTCGTTTGTTCTGCCAATGTAACCTGTAATCGTTTCAAATTCCAAGGCGGATGGCTTTGATCCTTTGAATTTATAAATCCGTTTTAGGTTTCTTCTTACTGTAACAGCCTTATAATCAAAGCCTTTAGATTCCAAAAACTCCGTAATGTGCTTATACGTCTGTTTGACAGCTCCAGCCCCTTGGCGTTTTGCGTTTTGTTTTTTCGCATTGCCGAACGGTACGTATGTATTGGGATTTTCGACATACATAGAATAGTTCCCTTCGTTCATCTTGCAAACGTAGTCCAGTATCACGAAAAGCTCCCAAAGTTGGTAAGTACGAACCGTTTCAAACTCCTGTTTGTCGGTGCAAAACACGGCTAGTCCGTTATGGATTCCGCAATCAATCGCAATTACCTTCATTCGGTTACGATATAACTACCTATCCTTACTATTGTGCTCGCTTGCACGCCAAATTTTTCGGAAACTTCTTTCAAAAACTTCCTAGTGATCTTCCCCCCACGTCTCATACTGTCAGCGTTACGTTTCGAAACAGTTGCAATGTACTCGAACGCTTTTTCTATTGCGTCAGAATATACTAGTTTATTACTCATCTCTTAATTTTAAGAATTCGTTTTTTACAATTTCGCTAAAATTTGAATACATTTCACGCTCAGCCTCTTTTGTTTTTTTTGCTCTCCTTACTGCGTTTATGCCGTAGTGATCGATCATTGCCTGATCAGAAAATTCAGCAAACCCTGAACATAAATAGTCTGTAATCTTTTTAAGATTCGAGTCCGTTAAAGGGTTAATACCTCTAAGTTGCTTTAAAACAGTGTCTTCGCTTAGATCCGATGCAAATGCAATTGATTTAGACGTAATCCCATGTTTTTTGGCCAAAGTCATGTACGGTGACAGAATTTCTAAATTTGTCTGTTTCATTTCAAATATTTTTCGGTATAGGTCTCTGTTTTTTTGTGTTATCACAAAGCCATATTTGCACAAATGTTTTACAAGCCTTTGGCTTGCATCCCTTGATATTCGGTCTTTCTCCAAAATCGACTTGATGTAAGATTTGCCTTTGCCTGTTTCCAAGGATACTAATGTCGTTTTTAGCGTCGGCCTTTCGGACAAAAACGTTTTAAGGTCTTCCACCGAAATACAGGCTTTTTCGGTGTCTTGAGACAAACCAAACCCGTACTTTTCCATAGTTTTTCTCATTTGTTCTTCGTGTTTCCACAAGGCTCCGTGTTCGGTTATTCGCCGATAACAATATCTTGCCCTGTCTCCGTACGCTTCCTCACATAGCCCGAAAAGCGTGATCGCACCCCTTTCTGAAAGGAAGGCGTTAAGTTCTTCGTATGTTAGTAGCATAATCCCTCCGTTCCATCCATTTGAAGAAGCCAATTAGCAGGAACCGACCCGCACGCAATAAGATATTCTATCCGAGACGCCGCCCCGCATGGAGTATTATCAACATCAGCCCACAATGACGAAAAACACCAAGTCCATTCGCTTGATGTAATTTTAAGTCCAGTAAAATTCTCAGACCAAGTGCCGAAGTCGATTGTCCCGTCATTGTAACGAACCAAATTATCTACATCTAATATTGTACAATGCCCAATAACGCACCCGACCGAGTTACACTCAGCAGATGTTTCGTCTTCAAACATCCGATAGTAATCCATGTCGAATTGATCCTGCGAAACGGTCCTTATATGGTCGGCCATTCGCTGTAAGTTCACTTTATTCATCGCTTTGTTTATTATGCTACAAAATTATTACTATTTTACTATATTCAAAAAGAATGCTTTAATATTTTTTTAATATTTTTTTAGCCAAAATTGTTTGATTGTAATAAAATAGTATTACTTTTATACTCATAACAATAAGAACATGGAAAGACCAAAATTTATTTTAGGGAGCACGCAAAGAAGGGTGTCTCTTACTATGCAACCAGAAGACATTGACAAACAAATAAACATGGCCGAGGGGGCACTTTCTGCCGCTTATTTCGCAAGTGTTATAATGTACAATGCACTTATAGATTTTAGCGAAAACGAGGCATTTGATAAAAATGAAAGATATAAGTCTAAACAGATATTGCTTAAATATAGAGACATACTTTCGTTTCTTAGTGCCGAAACTTCTGAAACTAGGGATGTAGAAGGTATTACTTTCGAGTCGGCCAGAGCTCTTTGGGCTGCGTTTGAAAAGCTACCAATGACCAAGGAAAATACGGCTATTTCTTTTAATACTCCAGAGCTTCAGTGCCTTTTGCAAATAGAGTGTGCCGGTTCGGCGGTTTGGTCTTCTTATAATTTGGTTCGCAAGCATTTCGACCCGCTTAAGCCAACTTTAGAGAAGTTTCGGAAATATGGCATGGCATATACACTAGACAAATTTGAGCGGTTTTTCATCCGTTATAGCGGTATAGCGAATGACATGAAGGCTCTTGAGCGCATTATATACACGAACTTAAAGCGAATAACAGGGAAGGAAGAGATTGTAATTCAGACCCGTTTAGATCAGCTTTCACATTTATTTATAGATAAAGGTTATGCTAAATTGAACGCAAAAAAGTATGAAAGAGAGTAAATTTTTATCTTGGATTCAAGCAAACCGAATCCAAGCCAACTGGACAAAATCGGCCGAAGTGCTAATCCGCGTTTCGGATGAAGCATTAAAAAGCATCCCATTTACTGCTACTTGCACAGGCTTTAAACAAGGATGCGAACATGTTTTGAACGCAAGTAAGATTTGTGAGCAAAACGGAATTAATCAAGACTTAGTTTTCGGGTTTCCTAGAAATGTGTAATATGGAAGATAGAACGGAAGAGATAGTTAAAAAACTATTTGAAACTTTGGATAAAAGATCGGATTTATTAGACAATATAATATCTTCCTTTCATAAAGAAAATGTTAATTTACTTTATGAAAACAAACATCTAAAAGCAAAAATAACCCAACTTTGTTTTTTACTAGGAATGTGTTTAGTTGGACTAATAATGTCAACAATACTAATAATTAATAAATAAAATGGACATAACAGACAAAATCCTACAAGACGTAGCGCAAGAAATCGAAAAAAACAAAGGCGATTTCGAAAAAATGAAAGATACAGCAATAAAGGCTAATCTTAACACACAGGTAGTAAAGGCAATCAGCCGAGATGAACTAGAATACTCGAGGCGTGAAAGGGCTGTTTATTTCTTCTTAATGACTGTTTTTCTTGCGTCAACGGTTGCATTAGCAAGCGCATTAATTTTAACACGGTAAAAATGGCATCTATAAACAAAGTAATTTTGGCTGGTCGGATTGGTAGACAACCAGAAATAAAGCATGTAGGGGATAAAAAAGTATGCAACTTTTCCCTTGCAACATCAGAATCCTACAAAGACAAAAACGGGAACAAAGTCGAACAAACCGAATGGCACAACGTAGAAGTTTGGGGCCAAACAGCGAAATTCGTGGCCGATTACATTAAGAAAGGCTATTTGGTTTACGTCGAAGGGCAAATAAAAACAGACAAGTATCAAAAGGAAGGCATAGACGTGTACGCAACAAAAATACGTGCCGAAGTTGTTAAAAACTTGACTCCGAAACAAGAAGAATCTCAAGACGAAAAACCACCAAGACAAGAATACAAATGAGACAGAAAATTAAACTCTGCCTTTCTTGCCAAAAACTTGCGCCTGTTAACGATTCTGGATTATGCCAGAAATGTGCAAAAAACAGGCGTTTGGAAAGGGCGAAAGAAAAGGGTTTGATACCCAAAGAACATTCGTCTGTTGCAAGGAAAAACGCTGAATATCAAACGTTTAAAGAAATTTGGGATGAGCGTCCTAGAATTTGCGAACATTGCGGGATTCGAATTGAAAAGTATCACATCCGAAACTTTCACCACATCAAAACTAAAGGAGCGCACCCAGAGTTGAGGTGTGATAAAACAAACATAAAACTACTGTGCTTTGCGTGTCACGACAAAGAACACGGCTTTAATCCAAGAAAATGAAAAAATACATCTGCGAACCATGTGGCCTATTTTTGGCCGAAAAAGACCTGAAAAACTGCAAATGTCCAGTTTGTAAGAAGGATCCAAAAAAAGAAGGGGTTTAACCCCCTTTTTCTTTATTTAGAAAGCACTTTGGCTGTTCCCAAGCCAGAGAGATACCCAAGGCCAAACCCTATCCAGAATGTTTTTTTTGCCTTAACGAATACAGTATCAACTCTAGTAATATAAACAGTGTCCGATATGGTTTTTATTATTGTTGAGTCCGATTTTATTATTCGGGAATATCTAAACAAAATGGTATCGTTTACTAAAGAATCCGATATAAGCACCTCAACTCCCTTTGTTTTGATCGTGTCCAGAATTATTTTGGCCTTCGTTTTTTTTGACTTAAAGACCTTTGGCGTTGTCTTAGTTTCCGAGGTGTCCTTTCGAGTTTTTACCTCTGTTTTTTCCTTGTGAACTATTTTCATAGTCGTTTTGCCCTTGGTTGTCACGCATTTTTCAAGCCACAAAAACGCAATTAAAACCAAAACAAAAGCGATTGCAAACGATTTCCAGTTCATAGTTTTTTTTCTATAATCAAAGATAAAAAAAATGCAAGACACTTTGAAAACTAGACTATTTTTAATACTTTTGTATTAGAAATAAAACAACAAAGCAATGTTAACACCAACTGGAATCACAGAATCTAACTTCGATAGCGAATGCCAACGCTACCTAGACGGAGAATTAAATAGGCATCTTGACTCGTTCATGGATAATGAGGAAGAAAGCGAATTAGAAGAAATAGACGAGATTTCTCCTTTAATCGAAAGCTACATAGATGCTATCAAAGGCTTTGAGCCTGCTAGCAGGATATTTGAATCTATCAAAATTGGACATGAGGTATTCTCTATAAAAAAGGACATAGGAATTTTGAATTTTGTAAAAAAAGATCGTACGGCTTTCGTTCAGGTAGACAAGCATGGAGATGTTTGCTCGTATTGCGCAGTCGGAGATACAAATATCTCTGCATTGGCCGAGTGTTTTGAATTACTTTACCAACATCCAACTGCCTAATGTATTTTAAATTTTTGCTAACGGTAAAGTATTTGAAAAAACAGGGGATGCACGAAGCCGAACCCATCAACCGTAAAAACCTATACTAAAATGAAGACAGAATCCAACACCAGTACCGACCCTGATTTATCAAATACAGTGTTAGCGGGTCGTTGTTTTCTCGCAATGTTCGAGAATGGAAACGAGCCTTTTTATTTAGCCAATTGGAAAGGAGACCCTGGGCGAACCTTATTAAAGGTAAATGCAAAGCAGTTCAGAACGCAAGCTTTAGCTGAAAAGGCCATAAAAAATGCGGTGCAAAAATATCCACATCGACACTTAGTTGGTAAGGTGGTCGAATACAATGCCAGCTAACGCTAAGTGCTTCTGAAAAAGTGGCATGAAGGAAGCCGAGAGTATCCACCGCAAGAAACTGAAATAACATGAATAAAACTAGCATAAACCAAGAAACGCCACTTTTGCAAAAGCACAGTGTTAGTGGCTGTACTTTTTCGTCCGAGGTGTACATGATGGATTGTATTCAAGGCATGAAAGAGTACCCAGATAAATACTTCGATTTGGCTGTAGTTGATCCGCCTTATGGAATTAATATGGCTATGGGACACAAGGGCAGCGAAAAACGAGGAGATAAAAACAAGTATAAATCATTTGCTGGAGGCGATAATGAAATACCAAACGAGGATTATTTCGCTGAACTTGTGAGGGTATCTAAAAATCAAATTGTGTGGGGGGCGAATTATATGATTAAACACCTTGAGCCAACGCCTTGCTTTATTGTGTGGGATAAGGTGCAACCAGAAGCGTTTAGTATGGCAATGTGTGAAATTGCGTGGACTTCATTTAAAAGCCCTGCAAAGATATTTAAGAAGCGAATAGTTGGGGCAGATGATGTAAGAATACACCCAACGCAGAAGCCTGTTTATTTATATGAATGGCTTTTAAAGAATTTTGCGGAGCAAGGCGATTTGATTTTAGATACACATTTAGGAAGTGGAAGCAGTAGGATTGCAGCGTATAAAGGCGGGTTCAACTTTGTAGGTTTTGAAATAGACCAAGAATATTATGAGAAACAAGAAAAGCGTTTTAATGACTTTAAATCACAACTTCGGTTGTTTTAGCGGTCACTGGCATTGCAGCTAACGCTTAAAGTATTCACGTCCGCTTGTGGCGTGAATACGGTGTTATGCGAACACTATTTTTAATCGTTCTAAATTGTACTTATTTTAAAAATAAATACAATAATATGTATCTAAATCTAAAATAAGTACGTATATTTGAATATCGAAAGCAACGAAGCTAAGATTGAACAAAAAAAAACAATGACAAATCACACAAACACAATCGCTACAATTGAGAAATCTACTCAATTTGAAAAAAGAGTTTCTTTCAAGTATAATGGAATGGATTTTGTTTACTCAATTTATAAACAAAATAACCCAGAGATTTTCGAATCCATAAAAGAAGGATTAGAAATAAATTTCGATTTAGGTGTTATGAGAAATTTATTCAATGTAAAAATTAATGGCTAAGAACATTGTAATAACAAAGAACGGAGTACCAACGCATTTGTACTCCGTCCTAAAAAAAGCTTTGCTTGATCGTGGATTGAAGCCTAGAAACTATCTTAATCCTACGTTTCCAATTGACTTGCCAACAGGCGAAAAAGCATGGCAGTTCGACCGTTTATAGTTTCGCATAACGTAAATGTTTCTGATGTGGGCTATCAGGAATATTTGTAATACCAGTAAAGTATCGCCCATATCTGAAACATAGTGTTAGCGGTTCGGGCTTCTCCGCTTTTAGAAGACCAAAACAATAAATTATTATTATGAAAAATTACGTAGTAGGTATTCTTTCAATGTTTGAAAATAACTTAAAACTTTTTCAGGTATCGGCTGAAAATGAATACGAAGCTGTAAAAAAAGGTATGGTTGAATTTTGCGACAATGAAGAAGCAAAAGAAGCTGAACATGAATGGCAAATGTCAAATGACTATCCTAAAGATTTTGATGGATTATATTCGGTATATGAAGAAGTCCCATTTAGTGTAATCGAGGTTGGGTCTTTTTTAGCCTGACCGCTAACGGCACTGCATTTAAGCAATTTTCGGAGTTCAAAAGCGACAAGTATCGCCCCTATGGAAAGAACTGAGATGCGAGTGCAGAACCCAAAAAACACACCGCCCGAAAATGCTGGAATGCGGTGTTAGGTGCAGGGTTATTTATAGTCATCGTTTTAAATTATTATTCAAAAGAATAACCAAAACAATCCAAAAAGTTGTAGATATTATAAAGTCAACAATGTAATTAATCCAAGGTCTGTTATAAATAACAGGAATGAAATTAAGTAAATAAGCCATTGTCCAACATGCTGTAAAAACCATCACCCAAATAATAAGAATAGAGACAGTTTTTATTTTAAAACTTGAATTTGGCTCTTTGTATACTAAAAATGGTGTTGCGAGCATTAATAACAATAGAAATGTATTACTAAATATAAAATGTAACCAGTAATTTTTAAAAGATATGGAAGATGTAGTTAAAGAGTTTATTGAAGTTGTGATAATAGTATTTTGTATGTATGAGCTTGTTCGTTTTGTAAAAGAAATATGGCTTAGTAAAGAGTCACAAAAAGACGAAAAGTAATCTAATACTGTTTTATGGTCAAAGATATTCTGTCTATCTGTCATTAGATTTTGTCTTTGGGACTGTGTTAGTGTTGAGTCTCTCAATAGTTGCCCTATGCGTTCTAATTGCTCAAGTTTGTTATTAGTCCTGAAAGAATGAAGGAAATTAAATGTGTTATTTATGAACCAAAGTCCCAAAACAATGATAATAAACGTAGCGGATTTTATAGTCCACTTTATTGTGTTGTCAGTAAATAGTTTGATTATATGTGTAATAGCTTCAAACATGATATTAGTTTATTTTCATTGTTTAGATTTCAACCTTGCACCTAACGGTTTGCAAGTAAGCGATGGTGCTTACGATAAATAAATTATTAACCGAGAATGTTTCTGCACTATTGCTTACTTGCTGTTAGGTGCAGTGCTTCTCACAAATTTAAATAGAAATGAGAACTTATAAATACACAGGATTTTTCAAAAGTGCAGAAGGACACACCTATCAATTAGAAGTTAATTGTAACGGATTTCTTCAAGCATTTTTTCTTTTAACAGCAGATGCGATTAGAAGTGCAAGACATTATCAACTTAATAAAATTACTGATGAAAAAGGTAACGAAAAAATGGTTGATGACATTATTAAGTGTGGTGCGTTGTTATCATAGCATTGCACCTAACGTAAAAGTATAAAAGCAGGTGGGGATTGAACGGCAAACACGTTTCAACTTGCACAAATTAAATAGCCGAAGTGGTCAAAATAAGCACATAACCCCACTTGATTTTATACAGTGTTGTGTGCAGTACGGTTATGAATTTAGAACAAATTAAAGAAAAGTACGGAAATGTAAAATTAAAATTTAATGGTTATTATAAGTACTCGTTCAGTTTTACTGGGGAAACAGAAGATGGTGAACAAATTTACGCATCCATAGGAGGAAATGCTGATGAAATTTACAACTTAGATGTAAATGCAGAAAAAGAAGAAAGTATCAATTCATTATGTCCAAACTATATTTCCGTTTCAAAAGATGGGAAAGGAATCGTTGATTGGAATTGTTGGTAGTATTGCACACAACGAAGTGTTTCAGTAGTTCACTATTTTGAACCACATACAAATGACTGATTTTGAGAAAAATACACTCAATAAAATAGGTGAATCGGCTCAAAATGGCGAGTTATCAAATGATTCCATGGTTCAAATTATTAAACTTTTAGGCGGATTTTTGAACCTTAAAACAATTTCTGACTATGCGAAAGCAAATGATTTGAGTTATAATGGGGCTAAAAAATGTCGTCAAAAAGTGGTTTTGTTTGGAGTCAAGTTTATTATTGACAATGATTAGGTGCTAGTTAATACTAGCACTTTTTTATTTTAGCGTCTCGTAATAATTCACCTCGTTTTTGAAATATAAATGAGCCTCGGCTTTTCTTCTTCGTTTAAGACCTAATGATGGAACTCCGTTTGATTTGTCCCATTTTAAAAATTCTCCCCAAATAGTTAGGTCGTCTTGATTTACTAATACTTTTTTTAGCAATGTTGATTTTTTCAGGTTTTCGACTCCACAGTTATAAGCAAACGAAAGCAATGCATTAAATCTGTGCTGTGGCAATTTAACATTACCAAGCAAACTAGTAACCTCTTTTTCAAACTTAGCCAAAACCTTTATAAAAATGTCATCCGCTTCGGCCTGTGTTATGGGCTTATCTTGCATTGTTACAAGTTTTCCGTTTGGGTAGAAAGTATTTCCCCACCCTATTGTTGGCTTTCCAGATGGGCAAATATAAGGCTTTAGTTTACATTGTTCGTAATTCTGAATAAAATGCTCCCCTTGTATGTCTGCTGTCATTGTCTCATATTTTTAATTAGTGCCAATTCGGTACTAAGTCGACTTATTTCTCTATCTAAAAAGTTCTGTTTCTCCATTAGTTGCTCAACATGCCTGTTCATTCTAGCTGTTTCCTTGGCCATTTCTTCTAAAGACATTGCCATCTTTTGCATTAACAAGGCATTCTTTTGAGCCTCTTCCTTTAAAACCTTAGAATCTTCGTGGTATGACTTGAGTACAAATAGTCCAACCGTTGCAAGAATTCCCGCAATGTACTTGACTATTTCCCAACCTACTTCTAAGAGATTCACTTGCATTTACAATTTTACATATTTTCGGACTTTCTACGAAGAAACCCATCAAAAACATCTAAAATAGTATCGGGTGCAAGATACAAGCCAGCCCCAAGCGTCAAGAAAATCCATTTTACAGATTCGTGAATTTCGGCCTTTAACTCGAGAAACATAGGCGCAATAAACAGCCCAAGGGCTATTGATAGGAACAACACCCCTGTATAGGTCGTTCGTGGGTTGTATTTTGGATTAATGTTCTTATTCATTCTGTTTTGAATTTTATGTAAAGGTAAATGTTTTTTGGCATTTTTTCGTTGGTCTTACACTTGGTTAATAGATACCACAACCATTCTGAGCAAGTTTCCCGTTTCGGATTATTCGGTATACGAAAAGGAAGCCTCAAGCAGATAAAGAAATAGTTGAGCCACATCAAGTAATCATACCCTTTAAACTCTTTTCTGGAGTTCAAAACACGTTCCAAAACCCAATTATAATCACACAATTCCGAAATATCAAGCGTCTCGTAATCTTCGTAGCGTCCTAAATTCTTGTTTCTCCATTCGGTCAACTCGGTTAGTGCGTAGTCGCTTTCATATTCGGATACGTACCAAGTACCTTTAGTCAAGATCATAAGGCCGCAATGATTACCCCAAAACCGCTGAAAAAAACGGTTAACGGCGGCCACATAAGACCGCCAATCTTTCCAATTGAATCGAGTTTTAACGAAAAACGCACGTATCATAAAATTGTAAGTATTTCATTACCTATTTTATTTAATGTGTCTTGTAAATCAGGAATTATGTACGCATCACCAATCGTTTGCTTCAAAAACTCAACAACCCCTATCAGTACAGGTTCTTGTATTATTTCTTGACCAACAACATTACCCTCTTCATCCAAAACATCTATTGTTTTAGGTTGTGTAACTATTCCCCCGTTTCCATCAGGAATAGTACGTTTATCTTCATTTGTATATCTCTTAGGTTTGGTCAATACTTCCAGAACAGTACCATCAAGACCTGTAACAGCAAAACAGTAAATTAAAGATATTGCTATTATTTCACCAGTTTTTATATCTATTTCTGTCAAAAATCCTTTGCATCTTATATCTTCTGGTAAACCAAGATGTCCACTTCTCTGTAAATCAAATCTTATTGCACTCATGTTTTTTTATTTAATTAATCCAAATTATTTGCCCACTTGCATAACTTTCAAATTCAATGGTAACACCTTGTACTTTTACCGAATCTGAAAACGTATTTGTGACTGTTTTTTCTATGCTTGCCCCTTGTATTTTTACTCGTTCAGGATATACAATATCACTACCTCTAATATTTAATTCAACAGCAACTTCTTGAATAACAATAACTTGATAAACAACTGGACTTCCTGATGTCGTAAATGTGGCAATAGTTGTACCAGTAAATGTCTGACCAACATTATACACAATACTATTATAAGTAATTGAACCAGTTCCAGTTACTTCATATACACTACCATTTTGTATCTGTCCAGATGTTACTGCAACTTTCATTTTATCTTAGATTGTTATTTTGAACCGTTAATCTCAATTGAATATACCTTGCAGAAACAATAAAAACATTTGCTGTTGTTCTGTCAAACGTTATATCTCCATTACCTTTAGTAATTGCTCCTGTTGAAACATTACCAGTTCTGTTGACAGTTGGTTGAACTAAATCTTCATATTTGAAATATGTTTGACTTGCTACATCTGCACTTGAAATATTACTGAACCTCATTTCATAACAAACTCGGTTTGGTGTTGCAACTATCTTTCGAACAACACCACCACCAGTAGGTGTATAATCAGTTACACCACTTACAACTGCAAATTTTTGATCTATCTGATACAATGTACCATTGTAAGTGACTGTACCCCCTTCTACAACATAGGAAGCATTTGCAACTAATAAGTTTGACCCAGAAGCAGTCGTAACAGAATCTAAATCCGTGTCTGTATCTACCCATTCCCCATTTCTGTCACCTAGAATTTGTTGAATACTTATAGCTCTTAGCACAGTTTCAACACCTAAATCAATTACATTTGATTCAATTAATGCTGTGTTGTCGGTTGTCAATACAGCAGAATCGTCTGTTATAGTAAGGTTTGTAGCTAAACTATTTTTCCAATCACCATTTGCTTCTGTAGTTCTGAATTTAAGAGGCATACCTATACTTTTCGCTCCAACGAATGTACCTTCATAAGCAAGGTTTCTTGCTGGTGATGTTGTTTGCAATGTAAAATCGAAGATAGAAGCATTATTGAACAATGGGTCTGCAACTAAACTATTTGAAAAACCAATACCTCCAAAACCTGCGGCTACCTGTCCAGCTTGTATTGCAGAAGGTGTTGTTGGTCTTGTTGACATCCATCCAGAAGGAACATAGGTGTTCCCAGAATCCTCGGGTAAACTTGTTGGTTGAGTACCTGCTGACGCATTAAATCGGAAATTACAGTTATGATATAGACAATAATCACTGTTTGTAGCAGTGCGAAATTGAATATTACAATTCTTGAAAACGTTATATATTAAGCTGAAATTACTATTAGTGTTTTGTATAAAATCAACGTTTTTTATATTAACAAAAGTATTGTTAATGAAATACCTGCTAAACGCTGGCGCACTTGTCATTCCGTTAGCAGTATTGTCAAATAACCTATTAATATTTACAAAAACATTATTTTTACTGTAAAGACTTCTGTTTTCTACGGTTGTACAGTTGAATATTCTACAATTAGTTAGTTTAACCGTATATTGTGTCGCTCCACCTCCAATGTTTTGAAAATTCTGAATTGTGAGGTTGTCAAATGTGTAACCACCTTGAAGATTAGATAGTAAGTTACTAAGACCTGTACCTTCAATAACCACATTCCCATCTCCAACAAAAATAACACCCCCTGTATTGTTACCTACGCTGCAAGATTCTCTATATACACCTGTACCAATTACGATTAACCTATTACCAGACGTAGACCCCAAACAAGCCTTCGCTATTGTTAAATAAGGTCTATCCCTACTACCATTCCCAGTAGTATCATTACCCCATTTTGCTACATATAGAGTTGATGTAGGTGCTGTTTGTTCATTTGCAGTTGACGCAATCGTAAACGTACCACTCCCATAGGTGGGCGCACCTTGAACATATTCATAAACAATTGAATATCCTGTTGTTATTTTCCAGTTTGCCATGTTTCTTATATCGTATTAGTAAAAGATCCTTTTAGATTAGCCGAACCAATAAAACTATTGGAAGCATAAGTACATCTCCAGTGAACTCTAGTCCCTGCATTAATCGTAACGGGATATGTAGACTGAAAACTTGCTTGATTATCTATGCTGTATTCAAGCAAGGACAAACCTGCTGATAGAGTAACTGTTGATATTGTACCAGCATCAATCCAATAATCTTCAATTATTCGAACACCGTTGAAACTTAGTTTGAAATTTAGTTTTTTGTCTTGGTTATTTGTGTAGGTTAAGGATGAATATAGTGCATCCGCTTTTCCTTTAAAGTAATTGTCCCAAAGGTTCAAAAAAGTAGTCTTAACCCCAACAAAACTACTTGCACTATCTCCAAATTCAATCGTATCCGCATCTACAGGCGTGTTTTTTGCCGAAAATGTATTCCAAAATGTTCCCCACAGTGATGCGGTCATTGAAATCAAGTTCTTACTTCCATCAAAAAACGTGGGTGTCGAAGCGGTTGATGTGCTGGTAGGAATTCCAGCCAAATCAGTCGTAGAACTCCCAGAACCACCACCCTTTAGCTCAACCCCGTTTATTTTTGTTACTTTCTTTGCCATGTCTTATAAATCTTCAATCCAGTTAACAGCAACGGAACAAACACCTGCAGCTGTTGTTTTTACCGCAAATGTAAGCGTTTCGGATGGACTGCAAAAGATGTCTAAACTCTCCAAATCCAAGTCCGCCGAATTATTACGACTTAATGTTCGATTAAAGATAACAGTTCCGCCCGTTATTGTAGTACCTGCCGTGTCGTAACTTACGACGCTTTGCCCGTTTGTTATTGTCGCTCCATTGTCTCCCGTTGTTCCGTTTATTGTTGTGTAGCTAGGCGTGCCTCCCAACGTTGCCCCTAAAATAACTTGCAATGTAGCGACTCCGTTACCACCATCGTAGGCTACCGATATGGTTTTTATCCTTACTTGCGCTCTATTAGTTACTGTGTTGTAAGTAGTTGCGTTTTTAATTGTAAGGATATTTGTTAGGGTAGTTATATTAGATTTATTGTTGTCAATACCGTTTTTTGGCCCCAAAAAGTGCCTAGTCCCTTCTAAAAACAACGCCCCTGAACCAGCTTTTAGTACGATGTTTGATGTGTTTGAAGTGTTTACGACACGCCAAACTAAATTCAAAGATGGATTCGCCAAACTTGTAGTTATGTTTGAGTTTGGGTATTTGATTATATGAACAAGCGCAAACTCTCCATCTTCGGCGTGTTCGACATAAAAGTAAATACAGCCAAATCCAAGATACTGGTATTTTATTTGCCAAACATTGCCGTTTGTTGGGATAAGGTTTTGACCGCTTGGGTTACTGATGTTTGCGCTTCCGTCCATGGTGTCTACATTCCACGAACTCTGTGCCGTAAACGTTTCGGAACCATTGTTAATGTGAAAAATCCCGAATTGCGTCCCGTTATACCCGAAGAAAAAGCCGTCCGTCAAAGAAGCATTTCCGACCCCTGCATATTGCTTAGAGTTGGCAACGCCAGCCGTAAAGAGCATAGTTCCACGTCCTAGCGCACCTTGCCCAGCCCTATATTTTAAGTAACGTCTTGATATTAATTGCGCTGAACTTGATGCACTTGCGCCCGTACTTACCGACAACAGGCTGTTTGCTGTTGTAACCGTGCCAGTCCCAGTTACGGAGGTTGTCATAATCTGCGTATTAACACCGTATTCGAAAGAAATCTGAGATACTGGGTGTGGATTAGCTACCGATATTTCAGAAAAGGCGGTTTTGGGTGACTCTATGGCTATTTTCAGATTCCCATTTTCATCTGAACCTATTTGTTTGCTAGTGCCTCCGTCCGTTAGGCCATTAATAACCCCATCTGTAGACATCGCCCCCGACGGGCTTACCTTTACATCTACATAAGAGCCACCGCCTGCAGTTGTTTTCCCGTGTATAACAGCATGAGCTACAAGCCCTTTATCTGTCGATTGCACTTGGGTTCCAAGTTCAAAAACATCTACCGCTGTACCATCGCTATCTACTACCTGCGTTTTTTGCGTGCCGTTTGTCTGGTTTGCGGATGTACTTGCGCCCGTTGGCAATGGTAATGTACTTACACTTACTGGCTGTGTTTCTCCTAGATCTGCCTTGTTTTGTAACTCCGCAAGTAATAAATCTTGTTTTGCCTTGGTTGCAAGTAAATCAATTTTAGCTTCTTGCTCCGAAGACAATACAACTGGACTAGAATTAGCACTCGAAGCCTGCCCGTTTGTGTTTGGTGGGGTATAACTCATATTATCACGTAATTTGAACCGTTTGAAATAAAGTCTAAAGATTGATTAGGAACTATCGTAATAGATGTTGAACCGTCTGCATTTTGACCACCTGTGAATGATACTGTTATGTTCGAAGTGTGTCTATTTTTTACGGTGTAGCTATTTGTGTTTCCTACTGCCGTCGGTAGCGTCAAAGTCCCAGCACCCGTGAAGATATAAACATAGTCTGTTAATGCCGTACTTCCTGCCGAAACTGACCCGCTTTGACCTGTATTGACTGAACGTCCGTATCCAACCCCACTGCCACCGCTTATAAGCGTCGTTTCATAATAGTTCGAATCAGGGAAGAACAACAAAGATGTTGAACTTTTCGCCGTTCCAACGTATCTAATAATTATACCCTCCGTGTCTGGGATATTAGCTTCTAAGCAAAACGCCCCAGAAGACCCTACGTAGTAACGAGAGCCAACCGTAAGCCCAGAACTTGCTACCTCTCCACAAATATACGCACGTCCCGTGGCATTGGCCGAAATTGTATCGTAAGCGATTCTTAATTCAGTTGCACACGTTGCGCTTGTTGTGTAGTCAGATTTCCAGTATTTCCCGTCCGATTTTAAGTAAACCAAGTCGCCGTAAACCAAATTTTCGCCTGCTGTAATCGTTTCGAATAATTCTTTGGATTCTACTCGAGCCCAAACAGCATTTGAAGCGGTGGCATCAGTACACCTATACAAGTATCCGTCATATAGCCACAACGAACCAACACCGTAGCCATGGCGTTCGTCATCCGAACCGATTGGAATCCCAGACGCTTCGAAATTATTTCTATATGTTGCATAAATTTTCTTGCTCATAATATTTTACCGTTTCTTGCAACTAAGAACGCTGTTTCAGGCATGTTTTTTACTTCGTTGTTTCTTAACCTAGTCGAACTTTCGCCTATGTGTATAGTTGTTGGTTTTTCTGGAATAATTAAGTCGATTCCTAGAATCTTAGTACAAAGATCGTAACCATCGTCCCAAGGATAGCTCATTTTGCGCTTCAATATTTCACGAATCATACGAAACTCCAAAGCATGTTTGAACAAACCGAGATGTTTTGTTTCTTCGTAGAAAGAATCTTCCTGCTTAGATAAATCAAACCCGTCTAGTTTTTCGAAAGTCGATTTTGTGAAAGCATAACCCCAATAGAACTGACCAAATTTAATGATTAGGTCGTCCTTTAGTTTCTTTTTGTTAGCAGTCCAAAACTCATAGGTTTCATTGGTCGCAAGAATGTCGTCTTCGAATACAAACAGTTCATTTTCAGATTCAAATGCCCACCGCAAAGCCTTTTTAACAGCAAGTTGTGTCCCGTCGTTAACCTCAGAAACCTTTACAATACAACCTTCATTTTTCGCTATTACAATAGATTCGTTTTGACCTTTGAAAGATTCTTTATCGAAATACCTATCAAAATAGACGTATATTTTCGATGGGTTAAGATGTTCTTTTAGGCTCTCAATCGTGCGCTTTAGCTCATTCGGCCTGCAACACGCAGTAAGCACACAAGCTAGATTATTATTTTTTCTTCGCATATCTGCCAATAGTTTTTATGAACTGGTTCGCCAACTTTGTCAAACCCTTTTATAGCTTCGAAAGAAACCGTACTACCCTTTTTAACGCCAATCGGCCACTTATAATTTATCGATTCGTAACCCAATACTTTTTCGCTTCCATCTCCTTCGAACTCAAGTTGGTAACTTGAACTTGTATAGTCTTCTGCCAATGCTATACGTACCTTTTTGCCAATGTTAAATTCAATCGGCGGTAAAATTACTTTAAACGCTCCGAGATATAGCCCATTGTAGTACAAATATGTAATATTATTTGTATCAAATACCTGTTTCTGAGTCTGAACGCCACCTATTGCATTTCCGATATAGATACGGTTTATGCTTGCATCTGTATGATTTGCGAAAACAGAAAATAGCCATTTTGATTCCGACGCAGACCAAACGCAAAGGTAAATACACCCATTCGAAAATCTAAAATCATCGAAATCATTTTTTGAGGCTGTCATACCATCAAACGAAGCAAGAAAACAAAAGCCATCTGGCGGCGAAACAGGTAGTTGTAAAATAAATCCAAGATCCCAAAAGTGCGAAATTGCACGACTTAAAAATTCAAACTTGAAGTACCTGCCACGGTCGGCTAATGTAATCGCTTGGTTGAAATAAGTATCTCCAGTCCAAATCCCAGCTGTAACAATTAGCGCAATGTGTTCAACGCTTCGAACCAAACCAGTGCCAACCAAAGACGCTCCTAATTCGTCAAAGTCTATTTGTTCCGAAGCGTCCGTACCATACACAGGGCTCCCGAAAGTACCTTGGTTCTTTACGATTTCAATCAGGTTCTTGCGCCTTTCCTCTCCTGTTTCCGAGCCTGTATACGCAGGCAAATCAATTATTCGATACCCTGCCATTATTGTATGATTCTATAATTGCCGTCCATTAAATCTCTGATTATCAAATCATTAGTTATACGTGCCGTAAAAGGTATTGAACTTGTTTCGTAAATTCTTGCGTACAAAGTAATCTTTCCATTTTTCGGCAATTTCGAACTATCTAAAATTGCGCTAATCGTGTATACGTCAACGTTCTTTTCTTTTTTCGCTTTCGTATATCCATCCAAAGGTTTAAACCAAGAATCCGAGATTATATCGTAAACTGTTGATGCTTGCGTAATTGTTGCAACGCTTCCATTTTCGTACACTTCCGCCCAAAGTACCATTTCTACTCCTGCAAGGTCTGGGTGAACCGCCCCAAGATGTGTAATACTTGCACGTACTTCTAAATCTTTTGTTCCGTACGCATATTTAATACCGCCAGATTCTATTGCAGTAGAACCGCCTATTTCATAGGACTTTATCGAAGTTGTAGACCAATCTGAATTAGCACCGTAGTTATTTGTAGTGAACGGCTTTAAGATATTTTGTTCGGCACGTTCGCCCTTTTGTTCGAAAACTATGTTTAAATTGTAGTTTAGTGACCATCCTGAAACAGTCTGATACCTATGCCAAAACTCATTTATACCCTTATTTGGTTCGGCAACATCAAACAAATCGCTTGGAATAGTATCTAGCAATAGCTTAATCCAGTATTCGTGCCTAACAATAAATGGGAAGTTCAAAGCCCATGCTTTAATACTTCCAGAATCGTTATTATAATCACGCCCAAACACCAAATCAGTCCGAACACCTTGATTTAGTTTGAACGAACGAGTCACCACGGTCGCAATATCCTGAATTGCAGGACTAGAGCCAACCAACGGAAAGTTTTCGCATGAAAGTGTATATTCATCTAGTATTATGTCATCCTCTCCTGTCTTAACCAGACGAATCGAAGGCGTAACCGAAATTATTTTTATTTCATCTGTTTCGCGACCTGTATAATCAAGCGTCAAAAGAGTGTTTGCTACTAGGTCGTCTGTTGGAAAAGCGGCTAAAGAATCCTCTCCTTTGTCCGACGTTTCGAAAGGGTGTTCAATAAACACCGTTTCGGCATCAAACAAGTCAACTTCTGCCAAACGTTCTTCAAACTTGTCAACTTGTAAAAGCAGACATGATTTATCAGAAATCAGTTCATCAATACGCTCCAAAATTACCCATATGGCATAATTTGGCGTATCCATTTCACGAAATCTATCTTCTCTATAAGAGCCTAATTCTATTTGTAGCGTAATAGTAGCGGAAACCCCAGAAACATATTGAAATTCCGCATTCTTGATAAATTGCAACGAAGTCCCAAAGTTAGCCCCGTTTGAAACTGGATTGCCTAAGACTACCCGTTTATTTTCAAAACAAAAGTTATCCAGTAGTGACTTTTTTGTATTTCGATATAGTGCCTCACTGTCGGCCAAACGACAAACACAAATAACAGCCACGTAATTACCAGTTGCGAACGTTCCCGAGGTTGTCGCAACGTTAAAGGTAACAGTGTTTGTTTTGTTATATTGAAATCTCGACACGATACTAGTTCCATCGTTTATTGCATAGCTCGAAAACGAATACTTAGCCTCCGAACCATCATACTTTTCGTTAAACCAACCGAACCTACCCCGTGGAGATAGCGCAAAAGACTCTTTTAAGCCTGTTTCACGAGTTCCAAATTCGGATGAAAATTGCAACTTGAGATTTGGCCAATATGAAGGCTTTACAAGATTCTGTAAATCCGAAAGTTGACCAGCCAAATAAACAGGATGTACAACAAATTCAGATTTAATGGTAAAATATTGTGCCGTTCCTGAATCGTTAAGCCCATCGCCTATTATTATAGTACCACCAGTAACCCATTCGGAGCCAATTGCAGGAATAGAATTTGAAGGTAACGAATAAAACCCATCATATTGATTGTGTGCAAACTCACATTTTTGCTCTGTTACCAAGCTATTTTCTCCACTCTCATTTAGTGCTACGATTATAGACGCCTTACTTAATCCTGTTACGGCCGCCACATATCCTTTAATTAATCCGTCAAACTCCAAAACTTTACCAGTCCAAACGCCAGTGGTTCGTGCCGTGTTACTATCTATAATCTCGGTTATTGTGTATGTTCCGCTCAATGGGTCTGCTGGGGTGTATATGTTTCCCACTAAAACAACATCACCAATAGTCAACCCATCAAAAAAGCCATTCGCACGAATTAACCCCGTTACATCCAACGTGTTAGGGTAGTCTTCGAAGTCTAATCCGATATTAATACGCTTTTCGCTTGAACTTGTATAGACCTTTTCCGCACGAACCCCAATCTTAACGGTAACAAATTCACCAATACAAGATTGTAACTGTGTTTTTTCGGCCGCTCCAGTTGTTTGAAGTTCGTATTTTTCGCTTCTTAGACTAAGCATTGAGGTTTATTTTTGACATTTCAGAACTAAGTCTTTGTTTCGCCTTTTGCAATTCGGTCACTTGTTCGTCTAGTTTGGCTTTATCTTCCTCACTCATTTTTTCATAGGTTTCGTCTGAAATTTGTGACAAAACGCTACCTATAACATTTCCAACCTTCGATAATTCAGAAAACAAGCCTTCAAGTTCTAGTTTTAGATTATTTGCCATTGGGTATTGTTTTGGTGGTTGTGAAGTTCTGCGAATATACGAAATTTTCGTAAAACTCGATATTTGCCGATTGTTCGAACGGATTAAAGGTCAATGAAGTAAATGCCCCTTTAGTGCCCCAAGGCGTTACGATAGAATTCCCTTTCAACGCTTGCTCGTACATTGCAAACGAAAACGGCATTTTCTCGACACTTCTAAGTTTCCTTTGAGCTGTCTTGTTTTGTGACGGGTCAAACAGCGCACTCTTGTAGAATACCGAAAACATAAAGTCGGCGTTTAGAAATACATCGTTCTGTGGATGTAGTTTGCCATCTGAATCAACCATAAGAATCTTAGGAACGCTTACTGTGTCTGATGACATTTTCATTATACCAATCCTGTTTTTACTTGGCTTAGAAAGTGATAATTTCGGAACGGCTGGAATGTTTGGTAATTCAAATGAAATAGGGATTCCAACCGCCGACATGATTCTAATCATATTGTTTAGAGCCGCAATTGCACTATTTACCAAATTTATCACGTCGTTTACCAGCGAAATTACTGTATTTACAATGCTCTCGACCGTAGAAATCAGTTTATCTATAACCTTTTCAATCAGGTTTAAATCTCGTTTTCGTTTCGCCAATGCCACGTTTGGGCGAATCTCAAGCAACCCGTTTCCGACCAATCTCGTTTTGTCCGCTATCGCTTTAGGAGTTTGGGTAATTTGCACGCTCGTTCCTTCGAATTCATTTACGGTGTTTATGTCGTTAAAATCGGTCGCAAATGAATAGATAACCGTAGATTTATATTCGTCCTTATTAAGCGTGAACGTCAACTCCATATCTTCTATGTTTGGCAACTGAATTACTCCGTTCCCAAGTTGGAAGTCTACGTTTTCAAAGTACATCACCCCATCTTGAATCAGTAATTTTCCGTTGAAAATAGTTTTGGCCAACTGGACAAAATCGGCCACGGTTCCCTTATGGTGACCTGTGGTCTCGTTCATTGTTTCAGGCGAAAACCCAAATACACGGACAAAACCTGAATCTGTGCTGGGTATCACATACTTTTCAGGCAAATATACAACCGAATTCCAAGGGTAGCTTTCCAAAATAGACGACCTAAACACAAGCCCAAAATACTTACAGATTACTTGGAAGTGTTCCAAGAATGTCATTCCATAATGAGCCTTTACTTTCTGCAAAAGTGCCTTGATTAGGTTACTAATTAACCCAGCCAACGCAACAAATAGAAATGTAAGGAAGACGATTTTTGCAACCAATTTTATGATCGCTGGAGCTGTTGTAAATACACCGCCTAGTTCAGCATACAAGCCAGTCAATTCTTCAATTTCCTTATAAATCTGATACGAAACCGTAAAGAGCGATATCAGCATGATGGACACTTCTATCGTTTGGTCTGATTTTTCGACTACATATTTCGCTTTCCGATAATTCGAGTTTGTTATAAAGCCCTGATCTCTTAAATAGTCAAACGTAACAGAAGGCGCAATGTCGTTTAGCCAATCCAAAGACAGTCTCTTGATTATCGGAGTAGTTACACGGCTTTGTTTGTATTCGCTTGCCCAAAGGTCTATCAGTCCATCCATTAAAACATAGGTAGTGCCCTTTTGGTTGTCCAGTTCGATTCTCAACGGCAAACCTTCACTTACGCCAACGCCACCGTTCACGCCCCTCGCAAAAGCCCGTTTTATTAACAGATACGGATCGTTCGCTTTGGTTCCGTTTGCCAGACCCCAAGTCAAAGATGTGATAGACACATCGTTCGTGAACGTGTCACCACTCTTGTTTAACTGAACCTGAATTTCTTGGTAGTTTAACGGCTCAGACACTTCCAAGCCGTCAATATAAAATCGCATTATCATAGAGCCCTACGTTTGTGGGTTATTACTTTTTTCATCCCTTGCTCGTGCAACGTCTCGATTAGATTTCCGAAACTGTCAACATGAACCATTTGAACTGGTTTCGCTTTGATGTCTTCCAATAAGGAAACAATTTTTCCGTTTTGTTTTGCCAAAGCGTTAAGGCTTATTATGTCATAAGATGTGCCCCCAATATTCTGAGCCTCTTCGATTGGGATATACTTCTGCTTAAAAGTGTCATCATTCAGACTAGACACTACACCTCTGTTTTCCATGTTTGCTGAAGCCTTCACTACTCCCTCGTGCTTCGAAAGCATGAACGGGATTGAATCGCTTGTAGTAGTTCCAGGCCCTTGCACGTCGTCATTACCATCGGCCGCAAATTGGACAAGCGTCTTACCTATTGCCTTACCTAGCATTACATCTTTCAAAGCCTCAAGTGGCGCAAGGTTTGGATTTATCCCAGGTTGTTTTAGTCTTGCATTCAATGCGTTCACGTAAGCTTCTGTCCACTGTATAATTTCCCGCTCCTCTTGTGCTTTCTTTTCGGCTTCCAATCTTGATTGTTCGGCCTTCTGTATTCTCGCTTCCTCGGCGGCTAAGTTGTTCGAAAGACCTCTTTCGGCCAAAGCTCTTTGCTGGTCAATGTTTCGCTGAATCCTGTTTTGCTCGATTTGGTTTGCAGTTTGTGCAAGTTCTTGGCGGCGGTCTATCTCGTTCCCGAATTCAGACAACACGGCGTTTGTCGTTTTTGTGGCGTAGTCTACTGCTGAATCAAAGGCTTGTTTGTTAATGCGTTCACGTTCTAAGGCAGCATCCTCTTCCATCTTGGTTACGTCCGCATGGTATTTGGCGTGAATCTCACGCAACTTTTGCGCCCTTTCGTCTGCCTCAACTATCTTGTTCGCCTCGGCCGTGTCTAATTTTAATTGAATATCAAGCCTGTTTCTTTCAGCTTCCTCTTGTTCTTTAGTTAGCTCAATCAATCGCTTTTTACGGAACAAATCGGCCGCCCCTTGTTTTGCTTCCTCTTTAGATTGTTCACGTTCTATTCTTAGGAGTTTAGTATCCTCTCTGAGAATCTCAATTGCCGCTTTGCTTTGTCTAATCCGTTCGTTCTTTTCACGTTCCAATTTAGCCAATTCCCTTTCAGCGTCTGCAAGGTCTTGAACTGCCAGTCTGCGCTCCTTAACAGCTTCCAAAATACGGCCTGCTATATTGTCAGAAACATGCAAATCTTTAATTCTTTGCGCCAAAACTTTTGCGTCCTTTTCATCTACCAAGGACTGCAAATCAATCCTTTTCTTTGTTTCTTTTTCAAACACGGCTTGTTCGTCTGCAAGTGCTTTGTCTCCTAGTTGTTTAGTTTCCTCAAGAATAGCCCGTCTTTTTTCGAATGTCTGTGTTTCGTCTGCAATTTTCTTTTCATTAACCGTTTTTAAAGCATCGTACCCGTCAATAATAATATCCAAATCCCTATTCGCTTGGTCTTGACTAATCTTAGCCGCAAGTTGCTCGCTTTTCATTCTTGAAATAGTAAGCTCATTGCGTTTTGCCAACACCTCATTACTTGCGTCCGCTATCTTTTGCTGAACGTCGGTGCTTATTTTGTTTTCTTCTTTTAGCTTATTAATGAATGAAAGATTTTTTATTTCCTTGTTGCTTATTTGGTCGTTAACTCCTTCTTTTCGCAAAGCCAGCCTTACTTCCTTAACAGCCGCATTTTGTTTCAATTTAGCAAGTTCAAGCTCTTTTGAAATTCTTTGAGTTGTAAGAGAAAGTGCTTTTGTGTTTGCGGCGTTTTGGTCTTCGAGCGCAATTGTTTCGCTGTTTGCTATCTCGTTTTGTATTTCGGATTGAGCGTTTAGTTTTGATATTTGAAGACTATAAACTTGCGTTTTGTCAATCAACTTTTGCTGTATCTTGACTATTTCCTCTACATCTTTGGCCGTTTGTTTCAGCTTTTCAGGCATTTCAGTAAACAGATTCTTATACTCGGCCGACTTTTTATTCAAAGTTTCCATTTCGGCCGAAATATCCTTTACCTTTTGCTCACTACCACCTAATACTTCGGGCAATGATGCAAAGCCTTTTTGTATGTTAAGGATGAAGAGTTTAAACTCTGGCACTAGTTTGTTTTCGAAATAATTCCCAAACGCCGAAACAAACAGGCCAAATCCTTCCATTAAAGTACGCCCAAAGATTTCAGCTTGTACTTGCATCTTTCGAGACGTGGCCAACGCCGCACCAAATCCAGCTGCCAAAGCGGTAACGCCAATCGCAGCCGCACCACCAAAAACGGATTTAAACTTACCGCCTGCGTTTTGTGACTCTTTAAACTGATCTCTAGTTTTGATTAGCGCACCGTAAATCTTATTCAGCCCAGCAACAGCAATTTTACTTTCACGTCCCATGTTGGCGAATGAATCGCCCAGTAGTTCGCTTGAATCAATTGCCTCACGAACTGATTCGGTATAGTTTCCGACGTTTAAACGTTGTTTCGTTAACTGGTCTCCGTTTTGCTTTTGCTTAGCCGTGTTTTCATCGAGTAGCTTGTTTATCCTTTCAAGTTCGCTCTGGTAGTTGGCATCCGTGTCTTTCAGTTTTGCCCTTTCGATTCTCAACAAAGTAGCCTGAGCGGTCAACTTCGCTTCAGTTCCTAAACGTTCATCGTTCAGTATGGCCATTGCGTTCGCCTCGTCTTGCTCCTGTTTCGCTATCTTAGCATTAACCGCCGCTTGTGCCTTTTGTTGGGCGGTCATCTCTATTTTCTGAGCCTTTTCTTTTTTGTTAGCCTCTTCCTGTATTTTAGCTCTTAACTTTGTTGCGGCTATTTCGGCATTTATATACTGCAAACGGGCTTTTTCAGCTTCTGCAATAGCCTTGGAAGCCTCTTTTATTTGCTTCGGATCGCTTAGTATGGTTGACTTCTTTTTTGCTTGTTTTGTGGCCGCCTCGGACATCTTTTTAAGTCCTTCGGTAATGCCATCCAAAACTTTAATTAACTCCATAGCCTCCTCAATCGTAGGCTTAAACACGTCCTTTTCTATCAGTTCGGAGTGCTTTATTTTATCGCTTTCGGCCATTACTTTTTAACCTTTTTAAGATATGAAATGTTTTTATAGAATTCCTTTACGGTAGTCTTTTGCTTGTTCAACTGATACCCTAATGTAGATTCAACGCTTGCAAGTGTCTCGTAAATATCGCTTTTTCCAGACCTGTTACGCATCATTTCCAAGTCTTGAATTTCCTTGTTTATAAGAGCTTCGTTAAACCTACGACCTTCCTTGTCCTGTTCTAGTTGTAGGCTCAAAATACGTATGCGACACCTAAGCATTTCCACGAAATCAGGCGAATATCCCGTAATTTCTACCAATCTATCCTCAAATAGCTCACATGCTTTTTGCTCCAATTTAAACCAAGGTTTACCTTTCCTAAGTAGTGTAAAATCATTCGTGTCCACAAACTCAATATACACACCCAAAGGCATTGTGGCAGGATCGCACCAAAATCTACTTTCTAAGTATCTTTCTAATAGAGGCAAGTAAATAAGGTTTAAGCATTTCGATAAGCTTGACTTTGCTTTCGTCCGAAAGGCCGATAATTTTTGGATAACGATTGAGTAAATGGGTGTCGTCCTTTGTGTCGTCTGCGAGTATCCTAAAGCCGTCGTTTTCATATTTTATATCAAATGTTTTGAAGAAATCACCTGAGTTGAAAAGCGTCATCTTGTGGCCTTCGAGCTTTCTCGTAGTTACGCCTTCATACGTGTAGCTTTGGCCTTGCGTTAAGTACTCGGTAACAGCCGAATACACCCCAATTATACGCCCGTCTGCGTTCTCTCCTTGTATGTATAACTGGTCTAGTCGGTTTAAGTCTAATACTTCTTTTTCGTGTCCGATTACATAGAACTTGACTAGAACGTCTTCATCCAGCTCCAGTGCGTTTTCGGCTAACTTGTAAAGGCTATTCAACCAGCGTCCCATGTGACAAATGTACGAATTTTAAGCGTCTTATTTAATTTGTGTTTATTCTATTGATTTGTAACACTTTTTTATTAAATTGCGTCGTATTTGAACAAAAAAAACGAAACAAATACAATGGCAAAAATCAAAGACTTAGTAGGCAAAACACTTACAAAGATTGAAAAAAATGAGGATGCAATAATCTTCATTGTTAATGATGGTACAACATATAAAATGTATCATGCCCAAGATTGTTGTGAAAGTGTCCACATCGAAGATATTAACGGTGACTTAGAAGATTTGATTGGAACACCTATTTTATTAGCTGAAGAAATATCAAACTATGAACCAACTTCAGAAGAAGATAAACAAAAAACAAAAACAGCTAACGATTGGGGTTCTTGTACGTGGACATTTTACAAATTAGCAACGATAAAAGGTTATGTAGATATTCGTTGGTTTGGTGAAAGTAACGGATATTATTCGGAAAGTGTTGACTTTATACAAGTTGGTGTTGATACAGAATGGTAGCACTTGCTACTAATGAGCATATTCAAGCAATTCCAAAAAAGCCCTGCGATTAAACAGGGCTTTCTCTTTTTTAGATCAATTCAACTTATGCAATCGTGAACGTTTTCGCAACAACCGCCGAAAAGTCGTAACGGTTTTTGGTTGGCGTTACTCGAATGACATCCGCAACTGTTTGAGAAGTGAACGTAACAGCGTAAACACCATCCGAAGTCTCGGTAAACGTAGATGCTGTAACAGCCGAAGAATCGGTAACATTGTAGAATACAAAATCTCCAGACACAAGCCCCGAAACTTTGTTTTTACTTCCTACACCGCCGTATATTTCTTCCAACGTGATTGTAACGCCTGTTTGAGAAATACCTGAGTAAGTTGCCTTGACATCTAGTAACCCTTTAAGGTCGGTTAAAATAACGTCGTCTTCTACATCCATGTACGATAGCTGACCGTCTGATACTGCCATATCCCAATCGAACGCAATAGACACCTTTTCCACTGTCGAATCAGTAGCCATGATGTATTTTGCGTTCAAAGATTCCCTTTGAACTGGAATTGGATACAAAAACTCATTCGTTCCTGTCAAATCTAAACCTATAAGTTTATTTTCGGCATCGATAAGGAAAAACGAAGTAAGCGTACACTTTCCTGCGTTGGTTTGTTTCACCAAAACAGAACCACCCGTTCTAACTTCGAAAGACATAGGTCTAACACCTTGACGAACAAACGACTTAGAACCGTTTGACGCTTCATCATAGATTGGATCTCCTTGCTCGCTTGTTACGTTGGTAATTCCTTGCATTGGATACCATCTGTCTTGTTTGTCCGCTTCATTTACAGCATCTGTAAAGTACGTTTCGTCAAGCGTTGTGCCTGCTGCGATTTTCACCCTTGTTCCATCGGCTTTGTACGTAGGGACAAAAATGATGCCAGTAGCAACCTTGATACTTTTGTAGCAGTCTGGAACACCTGTGTTCCCTAAGCCACTCCCACATGAACAAATTTCACTCATAATTATTTGCAATTACAATTTTCGTTTTTCTTAATTCCTAAATTAATATCCAACTGAACCCCTGAAAGCATGATATTGAAATACGCTTTATCTTGAACTCCCAAATCAGAAACCACCCCGAATTTTATCCTGTCTTCCAAAGTAAACTCTTTGACCTCTGTAAATAAATCACGCTTTTTGTTTACCAAATCAATAAACGCATAGGCCATATTTCGCATTGGGACAACGGCGTTACTGTCATGTTCCTCTGTTTCCCATTCGTTGAAATTAGCTTGCGTCAAAAAGAAAATGGTAATATCGGCATTTCTATCTATCGCAGAATCACCAAGCTGAAAGTCCTCTCGTATTGGTCGTCTAAGATATGCCATTGGCGTAATTGCGTACATGTCACTTGATACCGTTTGGAGCTCCGCACTGGTCTGTAAAATACTTCCATGCTTGTAATACATCGCAGGGAGTTCGTATTCCCCTACTGCAATAGTTTTATCAAGTATCACGTAATCGTTTGACTTGGCATCCTTTACTTCGTAGGTTTCCGAGTTAATAACAACAATAGCCCCTTTGGCCAAATAGTAGGACTTACAAACGAAAGCCTTAAAATAGTCGCCATCTGCAACTACTGATTTTACCTTTAGTTTTGGCTTTAAGTCGGCAATAACCGACCTAATTATTTCGGGTGTTTCGATTGTCATATCAAGCCAGCATATCTCTTTTCCTTACCATTAAATTCTGGATAAGTTGAATAATTCCGTTTCATGTACGTTTGGATGACATTGTGTGAGCGCACGGAGTCATTGTAAGGTCTGAGAGTAAAGGAAAGATTTACCTTTTGAGCTGTTTCGGAATCATTTTGTACACTTCCTACCATGCTATCCTGAATTGGATAGTCACGTTTGTAGTACGTGTAAATAAATCCTAACAACATATCCTTGATACCATCCGATACAACGTCTTCACAATAAATCTCAACTTCCAAGTATCCAAAAATATCCGTGAAACGAACTGATTGAGGGGCTTGGTTGGACAAATCGGCAATGAACAAATCACCCAGCTCTTTGCCGAGCAGCTCATAAATTAGCTTCGTTTCGTATTGCGAAATGAAAGCGTCAATCTTGTCCGTTATGCTTTTAGTCAGGTTGTATTTACCTACAAAGTCCGCTTTGTCAACAATCAAGCCCATCTTAAATTATCTTAGAGTTGCGTACCCTTTAATCGATCCTACCATAGTTCCCGTTCCAGTCCAAGATATTCTATAATATTTGAACGGGCTTCCTTTCAAGTGCCACGTATTAACCTGAGCCCCTGTGGTATTGGTAACTGTATAAGCCGCCGAAGCCGAAGCGTTCCACATTACACCCGTGTTGACACTTTCGAAGTTCGTGCCGTCATTCGAACCTTGCAATGTTGCAGTTCCGCCCAACGTTCCCGAAATCTTAGTAAAAACACCTGTGATGGTCACAAGGTCATACTTGTTATTCGTTAACAATTGTGCGTAATCAGTTCCAGTATTGGTCACTGTGTCTGTCGCTTGACCGTTTGAAGTAGTGAAAGCGATTGTCTGAGCGTTGGCTGTGATACCTAGTAACACTAAGGCCATGAATAATAGTTTTCTCATTTAATTTTTGCGATACCTTTAATACCAAGGGCATTTGCTACGCTTCCAGACACTTCTTTAATGTCTCCGACTTTAAGCCCGTTCACGTCCTTTAGGATTTCAATTTTATAAACCCCTTTTTCGTCTACCTTTTCATACTCAAAGGTAGTAGGCTCAGTATTATCCGAGCCTATTTCCTTTTTCTTAGCCATATTAAGCAGTTTC